AATCAAGGAGTTTGGTTTTACAAACCCGATTCTAGTTGATGAGGATAGTGGGATAATAGCGGGGCATGGTCGCTTGTTGGCGGCTGATCTTTTAGGGATAGATGAAGTGCCAACTATAACGCTTGTCGGGCTTACAGAGGCACAGCGTAAGGCGTATGTTATTGCTGATAACCAACTGGCTTTGAATGCAGGGTGGGATTTAGATTCACTTAAGGTTGAGATTGATCGTTTAACTGAGTTGGACTTTGATGTTGATTTGCTTGGTTTTGAAGATGACTTTTTAGCATCTCTCCTCGATGAGCCTGCCGAGGGCTTAACCGATGAGGACGCTGTTCCTGATGCTCCTGAGAACCCTGTAACGGTTGAGGGTGATGTCTGGATATTAGGCAATCACAGATTAATGTGTGGGGACTCAACGAGTATCGACGCGGTAGATAAGCTGATGGATGGGCATAAGGCTGACATGGTGTTTACTGACCCTCCTTATGGAATGTCATACGGAGGTGGTAGGGCAGGAAAGATTGGCTCAACAGACGGGACAGTAAAAAAACATGGCGTTATTTTAGGCGATACATTAAAAGGCAATGATCTAATCGGAATGATCTGTGATGCCGTTGGTTCAGCTGTAACGGTTTCAAAAAGTGGAAGCTCAAAATACATCTGTTTTCCTTGGAGAACTTATTCAGAGTTTCAAGAAGCCTTAGCCCAAATCGATGTAATTCCATCTGCTTGTATTGTATGGGACAAAAAATCAATCGGTCTTGGTAACGCAAATTATAGACCGCAGCATGAGTTTATATTTTATGTGAAAGGGGATGATTGGCATGGGGATAAAGCTCAATCAGACGTGTGGTATATGTCAAGAGGCGCGACTGGCAAATACGTGCATCCAACACAAAAACCTGTTGAGTTAATTGAAAAAGCCATTAATAACTCATCTAAAGGTCAAGATGTAGTAATTGATGTATTTGGTGGATCAGGGTCAACACTAATTGCTTGCGAAAAAACAAACCGCTATTGCCGGATGATGGAGTTAGACCCTAAGTATTGCGATGTGATTATTAAGCGATGGGAAGAGTTTACAGGCAAAGAGGCTGTGCTTGAATCTAGCGGCAAAACCCACAGTGAAGCAGCATGAAAAAGGGCAAGCAAGGTGAAGGTGGTGGAAAGCCCAAAATAGTATTTACAGAAGATCAGATTGAACAAATAGAAAAACTCGCCTCCCTTTTAACTAAAACACAACTGTCTGATTATTTAGGTGTCAGCCACGTTACATTTAACGCAATAGAAAAGCGTCAGAAGGAAGTATCTTTAGCTTATAAAAAGGGAAAGGCTAAAGCTATTGTTAATGTGGGGTCTAATCTTATCAAGCAAGCGCAACAGGGCAACATGACTGCTGCAATCTTTTATTTGAAAACCCAAGCAGGGTGGAAAGAAGATCAGCCAGAGGCGCAAGAGATACCTCCGATTAATATTATTGTGGATGGCAATGCGACTCACGCCCCCACAGAGTGAAATATTTTGTAATCCTTCTCGTTTTCGCAACTGCGTGGCAGGGCGTAGATTTGGCAAGACACATCTATCTGTCACAGAACTTCTTAAAGCGGCAACCTCTGGAAAGAATAAGAATTGTTGGTATGTAGCCCCCACCTATGGCGCGGCCAAAGAGATCGCTTGGGATATGCTTATTCATACCATCCCTGATGAGTACATTGTCAAATCAAATGAAAGCTCGTTGACTTTAAGATTGATCAACGGCTCTGTGATTAGCTTAAAGGGTGCAGAAAAGCCTAATAACCTTAGAGGCCGAGCATTAGACTTTGTTGTCCTCGATGAGTTCGCTGATATGCGGCCAGAGGCATGGTTTGAGGTTATACGGCCATCTTTATCAGATAGGCAGGGTTCAGCCCTTTTTATTGGTACGCCTAAAGGCCGCAACCACTTCTATGATTTATGGGCTAAAGGGATTGATGGTGCTGATGAGTGGGCAAGTTTTCAATATAAGACCTTAGATGGCGGCAACGTCTCAGAGAGCGAGATTGACCAGGCACGATCTGATCTGGATGAGCGCACGTTTAACCAAGAATATTGCGCTGAGTTTGTTACTTACGCAGGGCTAATCTACTACAACTTTGAACGCGCCTCCTCAGTCGTCAAGTTTGAGGACGATGGGGGTGTTCTGCACATAGGGATGGACTTTAACACCGATCCTATGAGTGCAGTGGTTGCCATTCGCAAAGGCAATAATCTTATCTGCATTGATGAGATCGTGATTTATGGTTCTAACACCGATGAGATGGCGAAAGAGATACATCAGCGTTATCCCAATCGACAGGTCATTATTTATCCAGACCCGGCAGCAAGGCAAAGAAAGACATCAGCAGGGGGTCGAACAGACCTATCTATATTACAGAATTCAGGCTTTATCACTAAGGCCAAGAAAGCCCATCCACTTGTTCGTGATCGCATCAACGCGGTGAACTCACGGCTCAAGTCAGGGGATGGGGAACGCCACCTGTTTTTCACTGAAAAATGCAAGCAAGCGATCAAGTCGCTAGAGCGTCAGACTTACAAAGAAGGGACTTCTCAGCCGAACAAAGATGATGGCTATGACCATATGAACGATGCGTTGGGTTATATGACCGAATACCTATTTCCAGTTAAAACAGACTATCAAATCGAACAGCCTACGCGGTGGACTTAATGGCAGATATTGAATACACAACACCAGAATATGACAACCACAAAGATAGTTGGGAATTTTACCTGCGCTCATACATGGGCGGGCAAGACTATCGTGATGGCTCATACCTTACTAAATACGTCAATGAAGATGCTGACTCCTATGGTCGCAGAATCGACCTGACCGCAATGGATAATCATTGTCGCAATATAGTGCATATTTATTCTAGCTTCCTCTGGCGTGTACCACCGACTCGATCCTTTAACTCATTAGCTAATAACGTAGCCCTTGAGCCATTCTTAAAAGACTGTGATCTTGATGGCCGCTCATTGAACACCTTTATGCGTGAAGCGCAGGTATGGGCATCCGTGTATGGCAATGTTTGGGTCATGATAGATAAACCTAAATCTAACGCAGGGACAAAGGCCGAAGAGTTAGCGCAAGAAATACGCCCTTATCTGACGTTATTTACCCCTGAAAACGTGTTTGATTGGAAGTACGAGAGAACCCCTAGCGGTCGTTTTAAGCTCGTCTATCTCAAGGTTAGAGAAAGCATACAGCACATCTCTGATACAGAGGTAGAGGCTCATTACAAGGTCTGGACAGAGGAGTCAATCGAGTCCTATATATCCTCTAACGGTAAGGAAAAGAAAGTGGATATGATCGACAATCCATTGGGTCGCATCCCGGCTGTGTTTCTTCCCGCACAACGATCAGTCACCAGAGGCATTGGCATATCAGACCTATCTGATGTGGCTTATATGCAACGTGCTATCTACCAAGAGTTGTCAGAAATCGAGCAGTTAATACGCATATCTAACCATCCGACTCTGGTTAAGACCTATGGCACAGATGCCAGTGCAGGGGCGGGGGCAGTTATTAATCTACCTGATGACATGGATCAAGGGTTAAAGCCCTACCAGATGCAGCCAAGCGGTTCTAATTTGGACGCTGTACGCGCATCCATAACCGATAAGGTCGAGTCCATTAATCGAATGACCCATATGGGCGCGGTTCGCGGTACAACGGCAATGACGCAATCTGGTGTGGCAATGCAGACAGAGTTTCAAATGCTTAACGCCAAGCTATCTGAGAAAGCTGACATCTTAGAGTTGGCAGAAGAGCAATTATTTGTGCTGTTCTGTGATTGGCAAGATGTCACCCCAGATGTGGAAATATCCTATCCAGATGCCTTTGATCTAAGAGACTACGACAAGGAATTGACCTTCTTACAGCAGATACGCTCAAGCGGTGTTCGCTCAGTCACTTTGATGCAAAACATTGATATGCAGATTGCTGATCTGGTGCTTGATGATGAGGCATTGGCTAAGGCGCATACAGAGATTGAAGGAAACACGCAAATATTGGGGCAGTTTACAGAATCAGATGATGAGCCTGAGTTGACGCTCT